TCCCTAGGAGTTGGAATTCTGCACCTACTGCAGATGCTTGGGCTTTTAGCTCACCAGCAGCCTTGTTTGTTCCACCGATCTGCTTATTGAAATCAGCTTGGGCTGGAATAACTTCTTTGTCCAGGAAGTTAAAATAATTCTTGACAAGTAGGAACAGTCCTGTTAGTGCAGCAGTAGCAGCAGCAACTCCCACCAAGAAGAACCCACCAGCAGCAAAAAGCTTCTTAGCAGGACCCATGATGCTTCCGAACCCATCTTTTCCAACTTTAGCTAAGGCTCCACCCCAAGATCCAGTATCTTCTTTAGCGTCAGCCAAAAGCTGAGGTAATGTACCCATCTTCCCAAGAAGACTATCAACACCTTCGGCTGGATTTCGTATCAAAGTGCCTAAGTCTTTCATCAACTTGTTGGCATTCAGCATTTCAACGTTATTTTTCTGGTAAGTCTCCCCAATCCTACCAGCTAACGCAAAATGTTTGTCCAGAAGGGCCAGTTGCTCCTTCTCTATGTTCGAATGTTCCTGTAATGCCTGATTCCACTCATCAGTGGTGGCATTATTGGCCTCCAGGATGTCAGAAACCTCCTCCAGGGAGGCTTGGAGGTCATCTTTGACGGTTTTGGTGACTTCTTTCTGAACTTTCTTTAAAAGATCAGCATCTTTGGTCATTTCTTTCCAAAGATCTTTGCCGTTAGCGAAACTTCATTCGGATCTAGATCTGCCACTCAATTTGTTACTCCATACCCATAAGGTTGCGCAAACGACGACGCTTCATGTAAATATGTCCAAAGCGTGCATTCTGAATGGTCTTTCGTGCCTTCATTTGAGACTCATGAAGCTCTCTGATGTCTTCGTTAGCATCATCAAGATCGTTGGAAACAGTCTCATAAATGTCCAACATGCCCTTGATGGTCTTCAAGGTAGCTTGAACCTGCTCAGAAGTGACCCCAGGACGAGCCTTGTAGCCTCCAGAGCCGTCAGATACAGCAATAGTGTCCACTAGAGACTGCATCTCGGCAAGTTGGTCACCAGCGAGATTAGAGAGCTTATCAAAACCAAAAACGTCAGACATGTTGTTTCCCTTTCTTCTATAAATATAGGGCGGGGGAACTTCTTTGTCAAGGGCCTTTTTGGTTTCTTCTTGACGACATGAAGTCAGCTGGGCTTATGGGTGTTTGCTCAGCTCTTTTAATCATCTTTATGCGCTCAGCAGGAGTTAGAGGGGTATCAGGTGTTTGCTGGGCTGCATCTGCCTTATTTTCTTGCTCTTTTTGCTTGTTCCAGCGCTTGATTAACCACTTCCTAATCTCAATTGGCACATTCATTGCACCATCATAGGTCTCACCAAAGGCATACATGAGGCCAAAGACCTCTTCAAGGTATAAATCTACCTTATTTGCCTGCGTCAGGCCAAAAAAACGTGAGTCCCAGAGGGACTCTCACCTCCGATCTCGAACCACAGTATTCACAATCAAGCTCTTGACGCATATCCATGCCAGGCTCAATCTCGTCAATGTAGTCTCTGAGGGCTTTGGAGTCTCTCACAGGCATGTTTTGTACCATGTAAGCTAGTTTTTGAGGATCTTTTTCGTTATCAATCTGGAGAATGGACATCAAGAGCCTTCCAGTTACATTCTTCTCTATCTGAGTAGCTACTTTCTTACGTCCTGCTGTCCTTTTGGACAACTCAAGCTCATCATCACCAGTTAGAAGCCTAAAGTAGACGGTCTTTCCAGAAGGAAGACTGAAGGAGAAAATATTTGTGTTTCTCTCAACAGGTTTGGCTGTCAAAGGTTTGATGGGGATTCGAGACAAGTCAAATGAGTGTTCAAACTCTTCATCACACTCTGGGCAGCTTACACGAACATTGTACTCAGGACCATAACCTGAAATGCGTAAAGCAGTCAGGACAGCGTTTCTATCCCCAGTTAAGAGAGATCCTGCATTAATCGTCTTGTTTAGAATGCAAGATTCTAAAAGCTTAGACAATACAGTACCGTTCTTAATCAAAGCTTGAGAGGTAAGCAAATCTTCCTCTTTGGCTGTCATGGCTTTGATTTCAACCTCTTCTTCGTTATGAAGGGGGTTGCTCAAATCATAGACTACGCCCTTACTTGGAAGGGGAACTACTTCAACCGGGACCTGATATCCGGATTGTTGGGCTACGTGACTTACTGGGGGTGCTTGAGGGGGTTGTTGAAAAACTTGATTCTGTTCTTCTCGGGTTGGTTGCTCGGACATTAAAAACTCCTTATCTGTTCTTCTGAAGCTGTAATACTAAAAACCTCTTTTCGTCCTTGGTAAGTATATCATCTAAGACTTTCTCTACATAGTCTATTTTTGCCTTACGGCTCTTAGGACGCATCACTTGCTTCCACTTGGTGACAAATAAATCCCTCTTTCTTTTGAGGTCACCAGAATTCTCTTGGAGCAAATCAAGTAGCTTCATGTATATAAGTATGGCTAGAAATTTAAATTAGCGTGCTTCTGCTTATGACACGACTTACATAATGTAATTCCCGATATTTTTTGATCAATGTGATATTGAACAATTTTTTCAACTGCAGACTTCTTCTCTTTCCATGTAATAGCTGGGCGGTCTTTTGTTACAAAGAGCTTCATGATACTACTCATTGAAATTTTGTTGTGGTGAACCTGCAAATAGTTTTTAGAATCACACTCTAAACATACACCGTCTCTCTTTAATATTGGAACCTTCCATTCCTCATAAAGTCTTTTATTTGCCCTCAACAGGGTATGCAAGGGCGACGTACCACCTTTCCAATTCGGAGATTTTTCTCCAAACCCTAAATACTTGTCTCTAACCTTCTTCATATTTTCAGAAGCTTTGAGGCGCCAACCATCTCCTCTTGCATCTGCGACTGCTTTGCCGTTCTTCTTAGTTCTCTCATCACTGATACCCTTATTCCAAGGCTGCCACTCACCAGAGTTATGCCACTCCTGCATCCTCTCTCTTCTTTTTTCACGGATGTCGGGTCTCTTAGAAATGTTGTTGACCCTAGAATGGTGACCACGAACCCATTTATTCTTAACAGATTCTCCGCAACCACATAAACAAAAACGCTTCTCAGTCACACAAATAAGTATGACATAAGAAGCGTTTTGATAAAGCTGTTTTTAACTAATGTAAAGTTAGTGCAAGTATTTGAAATCGTTGATCAAAAATTCAGAACAGCTTGATCAAATCTAAGGACCAACGCAATGTCGACAGGATCAGAGACACTATAATCCAGGTCATTGAAGTTGGCATCTTGAATCCAGGTGCCTTGCAGCTCCCAGTCTTCAACAACGGCGCCAACAGGGTCCAGCAGCTTCAGGTTAATAGTCTTCTTGTAGAACTGTGCATAGCCCATACGACCAGTCACATTTTCCCAGTTAAGACGAACCCACTCCATAACCTTCTGAGATGCAGAAGGAACGATTGGATCGTACAGAGTAAGATTCAAAGCCTGCCACGTCCCCTTTCCAGAGAGATACCTCTTCTGGTTGATGTAATCGATAACAGTTTCATCGAACACCAATTGCGGACGAGTAGCAGTCTTAGCAGTGAATGCGTCAATACCGTTAATTGCAATTACCCAACGATGCTTTTTCTTTGGCTCATAACCATCAGCCAGCATCTGTTGTACGCTAAGAACTTCAGCCATTTATATAAAGTCTCCCTAAAGCCGTTTTATACTTTTAATTAGTTCCTTTGAAGATTATCCTTCATCAAAGCTTGCACCACTTGGGCTGATTACGAAGTCAATAGAGATGAATTCTGCAGCCTTTGTGGGAATCAAGAAGATCTTACCAGCCATGATGTTACGGTCTACAACCTCAGGTGGGTTAGTAGACTCATCCATTACAACCAAGAACCTTTCGAGACCTTGCTTTTGCTGAATATCTGCCAAGATTGGGTTAACCAACTGACGGAACCTAGTTTGTGTAGTCGCATCATTTGGTTCGAAGACCAAGAACTTAACTGCGGAAGCAACCAGTTTCTTAGCACGAATCAAAAGGCGACGGACGTTAATTCTGTCAAGAGCAGAAGCTTTCAACTGCAAAGTCTTTTGACCCCAAACAACACCTTGTGGTACATCTGGGAATCTTGCAATTGGGTTGATTCTGTTTTCGTACAGGTTGTCACGCTCAGCCTGAGTAAGTTGGTCAGTGATTGTAAGGACATCGAATCCAATACTGTCACGAGACAAACCACCACGGTTTAGACCAGCAGGTGCGAACCATGGCTGAGAGATACGGTCAGAGTAAGCCATTGTACCCAAGGCAGGAATAGATGCTGGCAACTGAATTGCAACATTATTCAAGTCATCGAATACCTTGACTGGTGGGTAATACACACCAGCGTAGTTACTATCTAGACCACGACCCTTCACTTCCTGAACAACAGCTGTTACATTGGAGCCAGTTACGTCCATGATGTAGAACGTATCAGAACGTTTTTCTACAGCATCAAGAGCGTAATCTGCTACCTTGCTGGAGTAAATTCCAGGCACTGCAAGCAGGTTGATGTCAATAAAGTCTGGGTCAGCCACAACATCAACTGCTTGACGAAGTGCTTGAGCACCAATCTGACTTGCAGCTGCGAGCTGTGTTTCGTTTTCTAGAGGATCTTCTAGACGACGGTCGAATCCATCGAAACCAAACGCTACTGGTACAGTAAACTTAGCTGTATCAGGAGACAAGGTTGTAGAACTCAAGTCATCGCCTGGAACTTTTTGTCCGTCCGAAGTAAGAGCAGTATCATAACGCAAGCTTCCAAGAGTAGAACCAGAAACATAACGCAGAGAAAAGTCTGCATCAGAACCAGTCAACTTAGGATACTTGGTAAGCCTACCGGAAACATTTCCAGAAAGCTCAGTTTCCATTCCCCAGTAGACAGCATCGGTTGCTTCACTCTGAGTTGCTTTGTCAAGCAAGTCAGCAACATATGGAATGTCAAGAAGACCGTCATCTACAATACCAGTCTGAGAGCTAGACAAGCTCAATGCTGGCTTATCCAATCCACGGAAACCCCATGGAAGGGCATCGTCAGGGAAGGATGCAGTTACAAGCTCAACACGGATAACGTTAGAGCGATTCTCGTAACTTCCTTGTTCAACCATCTTGCTACGTTCTACATCGAACTGCAAGAACCTATCACCAACTGCACGACAAATGTAGTTAGGTGAGTCTGGATCAAAGGTCAAGTTAGGGAAGGCTTCAACCAAAGTTCTGTTCTTGTCGGTATCACCGAACTGACGAACTTCAAGATCGAAGGAACCAAATGGGTTAACCCCTGGTACAACCGCTGGCTTGATGTTATTTACGGAAATCTTAAATCTTCCATTTTCTACCTCACCGTGACCAAGTGTGTGAACACGGAAAAGGTTATACTCAGCAGTACCACCGAAGACTTGAGATTTAAGCCATGGAGTAGATCCAGAGTTAAATCCAAATTGGAAATTAGTTAGTCCATCGAAAGATGCAGAGCTGTAAGTTGCATTGCCGTCTTTGTGGGACTTGAAAGCGTATTCGTAAGTGTCACGAACGTAGTAACCCTTTTCCTCAAACAAGGTTGGGTCAACGTTAAGAACTTTCTTTACATAAAGCTCAGAGCTAGTCAGGAAAGATGCAGTTACTGCAACTCCCTCAAATTCGGTACCAGCGCCGGAACCAGTAATTTCTACGAAGAACTTGTCGCTTCCCAGGTCAGTAACTACTAAGTCACCACTACCGGTAAGCTCGATTGTTGCCATAACAGTTCCAACGGTGGAACCAGTAAATGCAGTAATTGCCTGGATAGATTCAGCAGAATATCCTGGAGTAACAGAGGTACCATTAAAACTTCGGCCTTCTGGACCCAAAACACGAACAAAGTTCGCAACAGATGAGTTCTTCAAGTATGC